ATCCTGAAAAACGCTGTATTACCAACGCTTTTCAGGATTCAGAAAACACTAAATATTTATTCCCACTCTTTTGCCAAGGTTTGCGATACCGTTATTGCGGATTTACAGACTTCATTTTAGTACGCATATTCCACATATTGCGGATTATGCGCCGGAATTTTCACCCTCGCAATACCAAGCCAATGCCACGGCGAACGATGGCAATACCACAGCAATGCCACGGTTAAGCATCGCCCGGGTCGTCTTCCCCGGCCGGAGGTGTAGGCACCATTAGAGCGTTAAGCCGCTGCATCGTGTCATCGTTCCGAGCCGGATAGAGGTGCCCATACGTCCGCAGCGTCGTCTCCACGTCCTCGTGACCGAGGCGCTCGGAGATAAGCAGGACAGGCACACCCATTTCAATCAGCAGCGAGGCGTGAGAGTGTCTCAAGTCGTGCAGCCGAATTTTCGGAACGCCGGAGGCCGCGCACGCTTTCGCCATCTCCTTGTGGAAATAGGACTTCGTGAACGGGAAAAGGCGCTCATCCGGCTCGTAGTCATAAAGAGCCTCTACATACACCCGGACGACGTCGCACATCGCCTCTGGCAGCGGAACGACCCTGTTTCCCTTCGGCGTCTTCGGAGGCGTTATTACATCCTCCCCGTCTATGTTCTGGTAAGACTTCGACACCCGCAGTGTCCGGCGCTCGAGGTCTATATCATCCAGCGTAAGCGCGAGAAGCTCGCCGATACGGATTCCCGTCCAGAACAGGATGGAGAAACCGGCACGGGCCGAGGGCCTCTTTACGCAGGCCAAGAAGGTATTGAACTGCTCGACCGTCCAGAACTTCATTGCGCCAGCCTTTTTACTGCCGACGCTCCCGGCCACGTGACAGGGATTAGAACCAAGGTGATAGTAGCGAACGGCATAGTTCAGAACGGCTACAAGCTGATTGTTTATATTCTTCACATATGTCGGCTTATAGCCACCGGCCAGCAATCCCGCCTGCCATTTACGGACATGGGCGGGAGTTATTTTGTTTACGGGCAAGTCGCGGAAAAAGGGAAGGATATGACGCTCCATCAGGTATCCCTTGCTTTTCCGCGTCGAGAGCCGGAGCCGCGAGGCCATATCATCGTTGTATAGCTCGACAAGAGAGGCGAACGTCATATCACAGGATTGTTCCGACTTCGCCAGAAATTCGCGCTCAAACTCCTGCGCATCCTTCCGACGTTCAAACCCCCGCTTCTTTTTCAGCTTCCGTTTTCCAGACCAATCCGTGTAGTAGAACGAGGCGTACCAAGTCCCTCGTTTCTCGTCTTTATAGACCGGCATACACTTACGCCTCCGGGAAAAGCTCGGCGGCCTCACAGAATGTCGAGAATAGTGTGCAAGGCGCATCTTTTGGAGGATATTTCAGCGGAGCCTTAAACCCGTACACAGGCTCCCAACGGCAGCGGCAGCCCTCGTGTTTCTTATTCTCGACAAAAGCCTCGGCCTCCCCGAGCGTGAACATACGACCATCCAGAGCCGCGCAGCCCGCGCAAGCGCCACTCTTTGCAATCCAACGAACATGAGTGACTTCGTACTTCTCACGCATTTCTTTCAGAGGCATCCCAATTTCTGGCCCGGGGCGAACGATTTCACCCCGGAGAGCCTTTGAGAGAAGCTCGTCAGAACCAGCAGCCAAGGGAACCAGCATCAGCTCTTTAGCTCGCATTTCCGCGCCGTTAACACCGAGAACGGCCTCACATTGCGCTTTCCACGCGGCGAACACGCCGCGCTCGCCGACAAACGAGAGCGCCAAAACCTTCTCAAAGAGAGGCAGCGAAAGCCTCTCTTCCATTGCCCATTTCTTGAACTTGCGAAGTGAGGCACGAGGATTCCGCTCGATAAACTCGTCCAGCTTTTCAATTTCGGCCAGAGCGGAACCCGCACCTCTCCTAATCATTTCGTTAAGCCCCACGGCCCTCCCTCCTTCCAACGGCAGCCCGCATAGCGGCCACAGACGGCGCAGCAGCGAGCCGGACGCCATATAGGCGCTCATAGTTTTCAATTTCCTCAACGGCCAACGCAGCGGCCCCGGCGTCACCTTCGGCGAGTTTCCTGTCAAAGCAGCGATGCAGAGCGGCCAGCTCGTCGGCCTTTATTTTTGCGCAGGCCGGGCAGAGGCCCGCCGTCAGCTCCACGCAGTTCGTTTCCGCGCCGCAGAGGCGGCACGACAGATAGCCAGTCTTCATTTCTTTTCACCCCCGGGAGAAAAGTCAACGTATATCACACGGCCGACCCGACAGCGGATTCGGGCCCGGCCGTCTTTTTATCTTCCCCGATTACTTCGGCGGGAGAGGAGATGCGGCCAGCACGGCGGTACATTTCGCTCAAGATATAAACCTGCTCCGGGCGCGGCAGCGAGTGGTACGCAGAAAGCACCTCCTCGTCGGCCGGAGACAGCCGGTATTCCTTTTCTTCCCCTGTCAAGATGTAGTCCACTGAGACAGAAAAAAACTCGGCAATCGCAGCGATGTATTCTGCGCCCGGATTCGTCCCGCGCACCTTCCACGTGCTAACGGTTTTCGCCGGAACGCCGATGAATTTTGCCAGCTCGCGCTGCTCGCGGCCAGCATCGGCCAGCAGAGAAAAGACACGTTCGCAAATCGTCATTTGAACCTCCTTGCGGCCCAGATGGGCCGGGATACGGAAAAATTTTTGAGAAAATCCGCAAATAGTCTTTACAAGCCCTCATATGCGGACTATAATTAAGCCAACAACCAACAAACGAGGCGCATTTGAGCGCCAGACCGACACGGGCCGCCGCCCGCCGCCGAAAGGAGAAGACAATGAACCTCTACCGCATTACATACGGCACCCCCGACAGCGAAACCGAGACCACCAACATCACCGAGCGCAGCGAGACCGCAGCCCGCAAGGCATTCAAGGCATCCTGCAAAGCTTTTTGCAGCATCATCCCGGACATCATCGGCATTGAGCTTATTCGAGAGGACGTCGGAGCCACCAAGCAGCAGGAACGCGACACGCTCGCAGCCATCATGCAGATGGTCGAGGAGCTCGGCCCCAACAGCTACCTCGCGACCGCGTTTGCAGGATGCTTTGAAGACGCCGAGGAGAACATCGAGAACGACTTCGCGTTCAGCATGAAGGAGCGTTACGAATCCAGCAAGAAGGACGCC